CTCGTTTCGTTCAATGTAGAATTGTTGTACACTTTGTACAATCTCTTCTACACGTGCACCTGCCCAATGAGTATAAATTACAGGACTGTAATTATACACATCAGCGTTACTGCTATTTAAAGCAGTTTGCTTTGGTAGTTGTTCGTAAAGAACAACGGTCGCTCTATCTCCCATATTGTTTTCTCTCTTTCCACCCCTGTCGGGGTTCTATTGTCGTCGTCTTTGCGTACGCCGTGTGCTGCATCCACGATTGTCGTAGACTTTGTCGCCGACGTTTAGCCCACCTGTGCTAAGTCGTAACACGCTTGACGTTTCCTTTTTTAACATCTCTATGCCCACACGTAGGACATTGCACCATATACAATATACTGCTTTTTACGTTCCCGTATGTCATGAGATATTTATATTCGTCTTTTCTACACATGTCGCATAACATGTCAACCTCCACACTAATATATTTATTTATTCAATCCTTTCATAAATAAATATATTGTAGATAATTATAATAATAATATTACTGCGTAGCAATATTATGTCCTATGTCCGTACTTCGTAAGAAATTACATACTCGTACTCCAAAGGCACGGCTACTTCTGTAACTTCCTCGCACGGACATATCTATCAATCTCTTGGGTAGATACCAAGAATACTTATATAAAATATAAGTATCTATCTACCCACACATACGTATGGGCAGTTAGATAATTAGCTATTATTTCTAAGTAAAGCACTAAATTTATTTTGTGTATGGTTAGCACCTTGTTGTATATAGTTAAGTCCTCCTTGTTCTAAGTCGGCTTTTAACTGATTGAGTTTTTCATCACTCAAATAATCACTAGCACTTTTAACGATATTTACAATATCGTTAGCCATTTCATCATATAATTTCATATATAACCTTTCTTTAAAGTACATGTATCGTGGGTAGCCAACAAATATGTTTTACTTTATCCCGTACGGGAGCTACCCACTATGTACATAGTGATACATAAGTATCCTACACCCACCTGCATACACAGGTAGGTGCGAGATAATTACTCTGCTGAAACTTCGGCTTTAGCCTTTTTCTTTGCCCAAGCACGTTTACCTCTCTCACTTCTGATAGCTGTTAAGCCTTCAGGTGTGATAGCCGTAAGCGTAGGGTCACTAGCTAGTACCTTGATAATATCTTGTGCGTCGCTGTAATTTTTTGTTAACGGGGATACAGCAAATTCTTGCACACCTGCCCACGTATCAGGTGCCTCGCTACATACGATATATTCTTTTGTTTCTACATTCTTGATAATAAAATTATCAAGTGGCACATTCGTAACTTCGTGCCTTACATTATACGCAACAATTTCATTGTTGCTAACAAGTTTACTCACGTAAACCTCCTTTTGGAGTTTGTTATTACACTTTGCGACACTCAAACTCCACCGAGTATCGCAACCTGTAATCACAGGTGACGCGACGCCCAAACGCCCGTACTTACTCATCCCCACAAACGCAGGGGAAACTTAGGTGTTTTATACCCTCTAATTCTTAGAGGGTTAAAACTCCTACATGCCGAACTAATTTGCATTTGTCCGTGCTACAATCACATTTTGCATACATAATACTCCTATAAATTATTCATTGTTTCTTCGTAGTAATATGGGTCACTCAACATACCCACCTCGTCCTCGCACTCAGGCGAACACGCATACCATTTATCCCATAAATGGTAAACATTCTTGCTTGTTTCACAAGCACTACAAAATAACTTCATAATCATCCTTTCTCACAGGGAATAAGGTATTTATCCCCTTACTAAAGTAAGGGGTAAATATCCTTACTTTTTCACGGCACCACTACATCTAGTGCTATTCATTGGATACCACAACATCTAGTGGTATTGGCTCTACCTACCACATCTTGGGGGGTGGCTACTCCCTACTAATATTAAGAGTTCATTTATTTACAGAAGAAGTTAAATTAATTACATACTAGGGTACTTTAAAACAACTACCCCCTATATTGTAGCACTACATTTAGTACCACTATATCTAGTATTATTACACGCACATTTACATGCATACATACGCTTTACACACACGCAATACGCACACACATGACCCACACATGCTAATATGCGTACCCCCACATGTATATATGTAAGTAGTAAAAGATATGTTAGAAAACCTTGTAGGGAAAAGGCTTTATTGGACATAACAGGCTATTATAGTAGGTTGATTTGATTAAAAGTTTTCCGTTATCCTCGGGTACTACCTTTGCGTTACTCCGTTATACTTTTATGTATCGGTAGCTTTCGTGAGCCTGATTCCCTCTTTACCTGTAATAAATTAATAGCTTTCAATGTTTGTAATTATGACTACCTTACCATATAATTATCATTACGCAAACATTAACGAAAATCATAAGGAAACATGTCAAAAAAGATATGTCACGCGACAGACTGTAGGAAGAGATTAACTGCAGGTAAATCCAAGTATTGTTCTAGTGGATGTCAACAGAAACAATATATGAGGGAATATAGGCATAATAAGAAACAAGAAAAGCCTATGAACTCTGAATACTCACCACTTACACCTATGAGAGGTAAATACTATAAAGAGTATGTGGACACAGGTTTAGCAGACAAAGTAATGAACAACGAGATGACTGCGACTGCAGCGTCTAAGGAACTAGGTTGCGTGGTTGCTACTGTATCTAAGATGAATGCTGCTTATCAGATTGATGTGCAGAACGAGAAAGATGCAGAAACTTGGGCTGTACCAAAAGATGCACAAAAAGCACTAAAAAATTTTTCGGCTTTTCGCCGAAAGTATTTTGCTACAGAAACAGGAGAGAAATACGAAACAGCACCTTTCCATATAAATTGGATAAACAACATAATTGAAGCCATAGAAGAAGGTAATGAGTTATTAGTACTAAGTCCTCCACGACATGGTAAGACAGAGTTGTTGATACATTTTGCTGTATATCAAATATGTAAAAATCCTAATACAAGAATTATGTGGGTGGGTGGTAATGAAGACATTGCAAAGAATGCTGTATCTTCTGTACTAGACCAACTAGAGAGCAACGAAAGATTACAAGAAGATTTTTGCGAACCGGGTAAGAATTTTAAGCCTGATAACAGAAGTGGTAAACAATGGTCACAAAATCAGTTTACTGTTGGTACAAGAACGGTACCCGGCATCAAATCACCAACTATGGTAGCAGTTGGTAAGGGTGGTAAGATTCTATCACGTGACTGTGACATAATTATTGCAGACGACATAGAAGACCACCAAACAACAATGCAACCCGGTGCAAGAGAAAACACAAGACAATGGTGGACAACAACATTATCAAGTCGTAAAGAGGAACATACTGCAGTTGTAGTTATTGGTTCACGTCAACATCCTGATGACCTTTATCATCATTTGTTAAACAATGATGCTTTTACAAGCATTGTAGAAACAGCACATGATTTAGAGTGTCAGTTACCTGAAACTGCAGAACATGATGAGTGTATGTTGTGGGCTAGTAAACGTTCTTACCCTTGGCTTATGTCAAGAATGAAAGCAGCAGAAACAACAGGTGGTAAACAAATTTTTGAAATGGTTTATTACAACCAAGCATACGTGCAAGGTACACAAATATTTAGTCCTGATGCTGTTGACGCATGTAAAAGACCTGAACTTGTTACAGGGCAGATACCAAAGCAATTACAGTTAGTTGCAGGACTTGACCCTTCTAGTTCAGGATTTCAAGCTGCATTCTTGTGGGGTATAGATACATACAACTCAGAACTGTATTGTATAGATATAGATAATCAAAAAGGTGGTGGTGTAAAAGCTGCACTACAGATTATGTCTGATTGGTATTTTGAATATGATTGTATGCATTGGATAGTAGAAGAGAATGGTTTTCAGACTGCTATACGACAAGATGACAATATAAAAGAGTTTGTATTAAAGACAGGTACATTATTACAAGGACACCTTACAGGCAAAAATAAACATGACCCTCTTTATGGTGTAGGTGCAATGACAGAATTGTTTGAGAATAATAAAATACATTTACCTTATGGTGATGCAGAAAGTCAAGCTAAAATAGACAGCTACAAAAGACAGTTGGTATACTTTGATGGTAAGCCTGTGTCTAGTCGTAACAAACATAAAACAGATATAGTTATGGCTAGTTGGTTTCCAATGAAGGTATTTAGAAGAGTACAGAAAGAACATCTTGCAGAAGTAGGAATGGACTACAATCCTAGTTTTTCAGGGTATAATGTAACAGAGATGAATGACGCACCATGGCAATAGATTTAAGTAAAAAAAATGCACAAGAGATTATTGACGCTGCTCAAGAATTAGTTGCAGGTACTCCATCTGATTCAAGACAATTAAGTAAATACAGAATCAGAGCAATACTAAACGGAGGTGCTGACGGTATAAGAGCTTTACTCGGTAATCAGATGGATACTTCAGATGCAGACCTTTTACCTGCACCTAACTTATTACAATCAGGTATTGATAGATTGGCACAAAAAATATCAGGTGTACCACAAGTACGTGTTGATGTTGCAAACAATAATGACAGTAGTCGTGCTAAAAACAGAGCAGAAAAAATAGAACGTATTGTTACTGCATATGATGAAAAACAAAGATTAAATTTACAACTTGCTCAAGCTGCAAGATGGTTGCCGGGCTATGGATACTGTGCATGGGTAATTACATACAAAAGAGATAAAAATGGTTTTGTATATCCTTGTGCAGAACTTCGTGACCCTTACGACACATATCCGGGTAACTTTGGTGCAGACCAACAACCACAAGAGTTAGCAATACTTAGAAACATACCTAGATGGAAACTAGCACAAATATATCCTGAATACTCTAATACTATTCTTAAACCACAACCGGATAATCCTAATCAACAAACTATGCCACTTTATGCATTTGGAGATAATACAGGTGGTGGTGATTGGGAAGACAACACAGGACAAGGTGTTGACATAATTGAATACTATGACATTACAGGAACATATGTTGTATATCCTGAAACAAGAGAACTATTTGATTATATACCTAACGGTCTAAGCACAGTTCCTTTTGTATTTATGAAGAGATTTAGTTTTGATGAGCTAAAAGGACAATACGACCATACCATTGGTCTAATGGCTATGATGGCAAAAATAAATATTATGTCAGCTATAGCTATGGAGGATGCTGTATTTACTGAAACTAACATATCGGGTGAATTAGAATCAGGACAATATAGAAAAGGTAGATTTGCAATAAACTACTTATCTCCGGGTACACAAGTTTCTAAACCTGCCAACAACATACCATATCAGTTGTTTCAACAAGTAGACAGGTTGGAAAGGCAACTTAGACTTGTGGGTGGTTATCCTGTAACA